ACGCCGAGGGAATCATATATTTCGTGAACCCGGTGACGAAGGGCATCGCGTTCTATTTCCAGTTCGGCCTTGAGCCGGGCCATGAATATGAGGTGCAGATTACGCGGGACGCGGTCAATTTCATTCCGCTCCACCGCATCACCGTCCCGGCAACCGTGACTGAGGAGTTTTATTTCAGCTACAACGTGAGCAGTTCCGCTGGTCCATGGCCGCGGCTCGTCCTGATTCAATAGCGGAGCGATTACAATTCCCATCGCAGATTGTTGAAAGAAACGTCCCGCCTCCAGCGTATAAACAGGCATGAACTTGCAACGTGAGGTGAGCGGAGCGGAATTCCTGGCTTGGTTCTGTGCGCTGGTCGGAGGGCTGGCAGCGCTGGTGCTTTCCGCGGTCTGAGTCTTTGACGGTTCGCTGCTGGCAGAGTGCCAGCCAAGCAAACCGATTTCATAGCGTCCGCAATTCGCGATGCGTTCCAGCCTCCATTCCGCGGTGAGATTTGGGAATTCGCCGGCACACTGAACCTTCAGGCCGGCTATGCAAAGCAGGGCCTCTTCGACATCAATTCCGCGCCGTGGGTAAAGGAACCATTCGAGGCGATCCGCGATCCGCGCGTCCGGGTCGTTTCAATTCAGGCCGGCGTGCAATGTCTGAAGTCATTCATTGAGGATGCGACCATCCCGTATTTGATTTTGCATGACCCAGGCGATTGCCTGCTACTGCTCGATACCGACCCGAAGGCGCTCAAATATTGTTCGTCCCGCCTGATGCCGCTCATTCGCAGCGTGCCTGAAATTCAACGGTTGCTTCAGGACGTGGACACCCATGAAAAGACGAAGACCAAAATTGCTTTCCATGGAATGAATCTCGTTGTCGGAGGGTTGAACGAGGGCAACTGCCAATCGCTCACTTACCGCTACGTCATCGTCGATGAAGCGTGGATGGGTCGCGCAAACGGTTTGCTCCGTCAGGCGCGAATGCGCACCACGCAATACGAGGACACCTCCAAGTTTCTCAGCGTAGGTCAAGGCGGCATCTGCGACGAGGACGCCGACACGCTTCACAAGGAAACCGATCAGCGGGAGCTACATTTCCGCTGTCCGTTTTGCCAGTTCGCGCAGCCATTTGACATTTCCCGCCTGCGCGGCGAAGACCATCCGAAGAAGGAACTACGCGGAACCTACTCCGGCCTGTCGTGGGACAAAAACGAAAAGACGAAACCTGTCGGCAAGTGGAACATGGATGCCGTCTGGCGTTCCGCCCACATCCGCTGCTACCAGTGCGACGCGCGGACCGAAGACCGGCCCGAGGTGCGTCGGCAACTCTGCGATTCCTACCATTTCATTCCGACAAATCCCAGCGCGCCGAAAGAAATGGTCGGCTTCCACTGGCCGCAAGCCGCGTCACCCCGCATCTCGCTGGGATTGCTCGCGACCGAATACCTCAAGGCCAAGATCGCCGCGGATGAACTCGGCTACCGCCTCCCGCTTCAGGAATTCTACATGAAACGTTGGGGGCTGACCTGGTCGGAGGATTCCGCGGATGAGTATCGCATCGTCGTTCAGGAACCCTACGACATTCATTCCGACTGGCCGGAGGAAGCGTACCGCGTGCTGATTGCGGACTGCCAGCGCGACCTCGCGAAATTTTACGTCAGTGTTTTTGCCATCGCCGCCGACGGCGAGGCGCGCGAACTGGCCCGGCAGACGTGCGTAAGCTTCGATGCGATTGCAGAGGTGCAAGGGCTTTGGAAAGTGAAGGACCAGCACGTTTTTTTGGACGCGGGCTATGAGATGACGAAGGTATTGGCTGAATGCGTCCGTCGCGGCCACGCCGGCAAAATCAAAATCAGCGGCCGGCTTGTAGATGTCTGGCTCTGCTGGACAGGGCTCAAGGGGAGCGGATACGAACTGTTCACCCATGTCCGAAAGGTGAAAGGTGGAGAAATCAAGGAATCGCGAATTTACTCGCAGCGGAAACTTTTCGATGTCCACGCCGGCAAGGGGAAGAGCGGCACGCGCGCCCCCTGGTATGAATGGAGTAATCTTCATGCGAAAGATTTGCTCAGACCACGGCGCGATGGCGAGCCGAATGTTCCGAAGCTCCGGTTCCTGCCGGACACGCTGCCGAACTCGGATGTTTATTCCCATTTCGCCCAGATGCGCAGCGAACGGCGCGAGGAGAAGTTTGCGAACGGCAAGAAGTCCGCGCGCTGGGTGCTCATCAAGGAGAGTCGGCCAAACCATGAGTGGGACAAATGCGCAATGCTTATGGCAATCATGGCGATTCTGGGTATCGTCGGGCCGGTGGAAATGAATGATGAAACAGACCAAGGTAAAAATACTTCCGGCAGTAATTGACGTGATTAGATTGGCGCGCCTGCGCGACTTGCAGTCAAGGATTGAAAACCCGCAGGATTTGAACGATGCGCTTTTGGCCGTGGCTGTCGAGGAGCACGCACGCAGGGCGACGGCGATTATCAATGGCCAGATTCAATCCTTCATGGAGAAGTGTCTCGGAGTGCCTTGGAAATGAAAGCGAACCAGCCTGACGCGGTGAAGTTTGAAATCGGAAGCACCGTCTATCACCGCGCGGACGGCAAACGGGGGATCGTTACCGGCGTAATGTTCCGGCCTGACGGAGCTCTCTATGCGGTTTCTTACGGATGCAACATTGAGGGCTGGAATTATGATTTTGAACTTTCGGCAGAGCCAGTAGTCCAATTGGATTCCAATTAGATTCTTCAAACCGTTGACCAATCGGCATCCAGAATAAAGTTGCACGCTGGGCAACTTCCTGTTTCACTTCCCGCATCGGATTCGTCCCCGATGAAATCAACAAAACACTTTGGCGCTTTTCGTTTCCGGGCTGCGGTTCCCAATCGCGGCGGACGAACCGGTGATGAGAGGCGCCTTGCGTCCGTGGCGCGGCCACGCTCGGCCCCGTGCGGTCAGGCGGTGCAGTCCAAGGCGATGAATGGCTTGGCGATTCGCCGCTTGGTAAGGAGATGCGGGGCGGGGCTATGCAATGCTTGGCGAGCCGGGGCGCGGCAAGGTTCAATGAAACTCATCACGGTCAAAATCAAAGGCGTTACCTCTCTGCTTCAACATCGATTCAGCGAGGAGGCTGAAGTTCCCGGCGCAACGCGGCAGGTGCTCGTCAATCGCGGCACGCCCCGCGAAGAAGCGGAAAAGGTCTGCTATCGCGACAAGGAAGGCCGGTTCTATTTTCCCGGCGCGGCAATCGGTCGGCTGCTCCGCGAAGCGGGAGGAGGGCACAAGCTCAAAGGTTCCCGCAAGTCGGCCAAGTATGTCGTGCCTGCCGGCGTGCTGGTAATGGATGACGCTATCACGATTTGCAACGGCGATGGGACGCCCGCAAAGGACTTTGAAGTTGATTCACGCCCGGTTGTCATTCCTTCAACGAAAGGCCGGATCATGCGGCACCGTCCGCGCTTCGATTGCTGGTCGGCAAGGTTCACAATCCGAATCAATGAAACGATTCTGCCGCCGGACTTCGTTCAAAAACTTCTGACGGAAGGCGGCGAGCAAATCGGCATCGGAGATTTCAGGCCGGAGAAAGGCGGGCCGTTTGGAACGTTCAACGTGGCCGAGTGGACCGAACAGAAGAAATAGTTTGGCGGGGATTGGCAGTGCTTGGCCAGGAAGGGCGTGGCTAGGCAGTGCACGGGCGGCCTGGAATGGCTCGGCACGGCGAGGTTGTGGCGAGGCTTGGCTAAGGCCAGAGACAAAATCTCTGGCCTTTTTGTTGACCGGGTGCCGTTGGCGAAGTGCCAATCGATTACTACGCAAATAAAAGTGCCGAAGAATTGCTCGTGATGCTGGACGCCCTCCAGAAAAGGGCAACAACGGGCTACATCTCGCAAACTTCCGCTGCTGGGCTTCAACAAATTCGCTCCTTTCAAAATTCTGGACCTGTCAGCGTTGAAATAAGGAGAATTTTTTACAGTCTTTGGAAAAAAGATCCGGCTACATATTCCAACCCATACGCCAGCCGCATCCGCAAGACCCGGGCGAGCTACACCGACCGGGCATGAGCCTTTCCATCGAAATCCCGCGCCGGATGCCCAGCAGCCGGCGCCAGAGCAAAATTCTGGGTCCGAACGGTCAACCCGTTTCGTATTATCTCTATCCATCGCCGCGCGCGAATCCGAAATCCTATCGCCCGCGGCATTGGCTGTCAGCGGACACCAAGTCGAACGTTTCCAGTTACGACCGGTGGGAGATGGTCAACTATTCCAGGCAGGTATTCGCGCAAATCGACACCCTCTGGACCGCGATCGATTCAAAAAACAATTGGGCCGTTGGTGACGCCTGGGACGCGCACTATACCGGGACAAATCACGCTTGGGGTGAAGCTTTCGAGGACTTCATCAATCACCAATGGATGCCCAACGCGAACATCAGGGGCCCTCAATACGATTTCAAACGCTCACTCAAACTGTCCGGCCTTGCCTGGGACGTTGACGGCGATGATGCGATGGTGCTGACCGAGACCGCGAACGGCTTCCCGCAAATCGCATTCTATCCCGCGACCAAAATCGCCAGCGCGGTCTCCAACTTCGGCGCCCGCTCGAGCCAATTCGTTGACGGCGGTCAGTTCGACGGCGCAAAACTTTTCGATGGCGTCATCTACGATCGCAACTCGAGGATCATCGGCCTGCGCATCGTGGCAGAGGATGGAACCTTCTCCGACGTTTCGGCCTACAACGCCGACCTCGCCTATGAACCAACCTGGCACGACCAAGGCCGCGGCATCCCGCGCGTAATCGTCTCGCTGCTCAAATGGCTGAACCTGGACGACATCGACACGTTCATTCAACGCTCAATGAAACGAGCGGCCTCCGTGGGCGTGATTGTGAAGAATGCCGAAGGCGAAGCGGCCATAGGCAACGAACTCGTCGCCGGACAGGAAGTCCTCGACACCGGACAAACTCCGATTGACGGCAGTGCAGTCACCGACCGACAGGTTGCCTACGAGGAAATCGAAGGCGGCGAGATGTATTATTTGAGCGCAAGCGAGGGCGAGGAGATGACTCCGCTCCACTTCAAAAATCCGCATCCGAATTCCGAGGCCTTCATCACGCGGATAACCCGGAGCGCCATGGCATCAGTCGGATGGCATATCGAACTGCTGGACATGGGGTCCACGAGCAAGGCGCCGACGCGGATGCTTTGCGACCTGGCCAACCAAAACATTTGGGCGCGGCAATGCACGGCTTACCGCCGGTGGCGCCGGGCCATCGCCTACGCCACCGCGAAAGCGATGAAATCCGGCTACCTCCGGCGGAACGATGACATGCGGGACGCGATGAGTTTCGAGCCCGGCCTGCCGAAGCCTCTCAGCGTGGACGCCGGCAACGATGCGCAGGCAGACCGAGAGGGATTGAAACTCGGCACGCACAATAAAGCAATCATCGCCCAACGGACACACGGTTTGCACTACCGCGCGATTGACCGGCAGCGTGAGAAGGAAATCCGCGAAACGCTGACCGCAGCGGAGGGAATCTCGACCGATCACAACTGGCTCAGCCGGGACCGCGCGCTGGAACTGCTGGAACAACGCAGCCCGAATCCGATTGCGCAACAGAATCAGCAACCGAAGGCGCAAACCAGCCAAACCGCAAAAGCCCAGGCGAATACGCCGATCGAACTCAACGTGCGTCTGGAATCTGACAAACCAAACTCGCGCAAGAGCGTGAAATTCAAACGCGCTGCGGACGGCTCGCTGACGGGTGCCGAAGTCACGGAGGAATAATTTTATGGCGAACAATCTCAAAACCTCAATCGTCTCACGCAACGCCGAACTCGATGCGCTGGCCGCGCTCGCCAACTCCGGCAAGCTGCGCATTTACGACGGATCCCAACCCGCGACACCGGAGACCGCGGCCGGAGCGAATCTCCTGGCGGAACTGACCATGAACTCGACCGCCTTCGGCGCGGCGGCATCGGGAGTCATCACCGCGGCTGCAATCACCTCCGACAGCGATGCCGATGCCACTGGAACCGCTGCATGGTATCGGCTGCTCAAGTCTGACGGCACAACCGTTCTTTGGGATGGGTCAGTTGGGATCAGCGGTTGCGACCTAAACCTCAACTCCGTCGCAATCCAGATTCACGCGCAAGTTTCCATTTCCAGTTTCACCTACACGCTTCCTCAATAATTTATGGGCAGACAACTATTTCAGGACGGGCCGTTTGTTGACACGATCCTCGCGTCACCCACGGCGAACACGGCCAATACAATCACGCCGCTCTGGGTTGCAGCGACCTACACGCCCATCTTCGCCAACGATCCGAAGGCCGGAAAAATC